GGACCGTTTTTCCGCGCAAGTTCCAGATATCAATGTTTTGGAGATTGTTCGGCTGAAGTCCCATTGCTTCGTACACGTCCCGGAATCTGTGCAAACATGACGCACGGTCTAGCTCAAGATTGACATATAGGACCTTGCCTTGTGTACAGTTCCATTCAAGCCATTTCTTGCCTTCTGCGATTGCGATTGACATTTCGATCAAGCTGAATGACTTCCCGGCTTTTGATGGCCCAGCGATCAGCATTTTGTGGCCTTGTCGAAGGACTCCTTCGATCAGCTCGGGCGCAAGCTCTGGGAGGTTGTCCCAACTATCACCCAATCCTTCCGGATCTGGAAGATCGTCGTTTAAGTCCTCAATATATTGATACCATTCTTCCCAGTTACGCTTCCCGATATTCGTATCAACAAGGAATTGTTTCTGGCCGTTTCGCTCGAAGCCCGGCATACGGGACAAGCGCGACGGGTTGCGGTTTTGTGTGTCGACTGATATCCCGTTCTTTTGGCATATCTTATATAAGTAGTCAACGCGCTTTCTGTATTCTTCATAGTTGCCAGCGTCCACTTTCACGATAGCGTGTAAGGATTTGTTCCCACTATAGACAAGGGCCACAATCGGCAATTCAAGCTCTTTATAGATAGCATTTTGTTTTTCTACGCTCATGCTGTCAGACTCAACGAGCGCGTACCGATAATCGGTCACGTTTTCGTTTTTGGCGCCCTTACCGTCGAGCGGATTGAAGCGAATCCACGCGCCCGCTTCCTTGTGATAGTCACCGAGGACCGCCCCGATATCGCCGTTACACTTGGAAAGTTGCTCGATCAGTTGTCCCGCGGTTCGGTCATAAGCTCCCTTCGTCGGAAGCCATTTCTCTATTTCGCCCGTTTCGTCGTTTACTTTTGGATAGCTCTCCGTGACATATCCGACATTTTCGGACGATTCAAACAAGGCCTCGAGATATTTAATAATCTCTTGTACTGGGTTCCAGTTTGTAGGCTCATGAATCTCTTTCCCCTCGATCCAGTTCTTATCAATGACGCGATAGTCCCGATCGATCGTATCGTTCCAGTCGAGCTCGTGAGCGCCCTCGCTATCGTTTGAGTACGGGTTCACCCAGCCGTGATCTTTCGCAAGTTGGACAATCGTCCCACCTGTCACAATCGAGCCCGCTTCTTCGTTGAAGGTGTCCCATTTCTTGAAACACTCAAATTTACGATACCGGGCCGGATCGCGTAAGGACCAATTATCCCAATCGGACGCCGTGTACCCTTCGTGTTTTAAGGCGAAGCCGACATTGATCCACTCTTGATAAGATAGAATCGAGGGGTCTATATGGTCTAAAAGTGGTAGTAGGTCAAATTCTCGTTCCATTAGTCCCCTCTATTCCTTTTTAGTTTTCTTTCTTCGTTGCTGCAATTCCAAGGCTCAATCCCAATAGTCCGAGGAGGCTGATCGCGATTCCGAATTCTGATCCCGTATTCGGAAGTGTAACCGGTGCGCTGTACGCTTCGACCGTTTCTTCAAATTCGTTTCGCGTGTTTTGCGCGTGATTTTCCACGCGATTAGTGATTTTTACTTCTTCGACTTTTGGTGTTTCTTTTGGCGCCGGTGTGTTTGGCTTGTCAGTTGTTTTGCTTGGTGTGTTTGGTTTGTCTTTTTTAGGCTCTGGAATATCGATCACAAGTTCCGGTTTATCCAAGACGGGAGCTGGTGGAAGTAGCGGAATATCTTCGATATTGATCTCTGGTTTTTCCAAGATCGGAGCGTCAAACGGTACGACCCCGCCTTCCCATTCCGGCTTGTCAAGCTGCGGGGCGTCAAACGGTGTTGTACCGCCTGTCCATTCCGGCTTTTCGAGCACTGGTGCTGGAGGCATAAGCGGAATATCTTCAATATTGATTGAAGGTTTTTCGTATTTCGGAGCGTCATTCGGTACTTCCCATACTGGCTTGTTTTCTCCAGACGCGTCGCCCTTGCCTCCGACGAGTTGAACGTAGCTATAAGAAACGGCGCCCGAATCTTCGGCTTTAAGTTCAACTTTATTTGTTGGGTTTACGCTATCTTTAACCGCGCTTGTCAGTTTAGTCTTATAGTTTAAATAGATCATACGATCAAGACGATCCATCTTGATCTCGAAGCCGTGATCTGACTTACTAATTGACTTAACAAGATCCATTGCGGACCCCTTGTCGATCCACGGATCCACGCTCTCAATATTCTTGATTTCAAAATAATCATCGACTAGCTTTTGATTTTCTGACATTTCATCGATGATTTTGACGTAGTTTAGGACTTTTCGCGCATAATTCACGCGCACGGTCCAGTTAATGACGCTCGGATCGTTCTCGTCTTGGCTTCCCCATTTCGAAAGGAGCTCATCTTTTCCAATCACTTGTTCTTTGCCGATTTGAGCCGTTACGACTGTGCCGTTAAAGTTAACTGTGACTGGTTTGCCACTCTCGACTTTATCAGTCCATTTTGCGTCGAGCTTGAGGCTCATTTGCTTGTTTAACGGGTGATTTTTGAAATAGTCGTTGAAAACTGTCGTAACAGTCCCGGCTGTGCTGTCCGCGGTAGCTTGACCGACAACGGCATTTTCTGGATTGTGTACGTCAAACGTGAAGCTAGTTTGAAACGCTACTTCTTTCGGAAGCGTGAACGTTACTTTATCGCCTTCGTTGATCTCGAGATCGTCGGGGAAGTGTACGTTCTTATATTCCACGCTAAAGGGTTGATACTTCCCTGTACCGTTTGACTGATCGACAACGACTTCCGGGTTCTTGACTTCGATCACATTCCCGCTCTTTTCAAAACTTGTTGGAAGTCCCTCTCGTTCGTTATTCTCAGCTTCAGCGCTTCCAGTTCCCGCGTCATTGTTAGAATCTGCTGGTTGAGCTGTTTCCGTTGCTGGAATAGCTGATTCAGTTCCGCTTGCTGTGTCATTTTGGTTTGTTGCAATTGTTGTAGTCTCTGGCGTGATTCCTCGATCAGACTCATCGGCATTTACTCCCTTAATCCCAAGTGTAGCTGTCGCGATAGTTGCGACTGTCAAAAGTGTTAATTTGTTAGTTTTCATTGTGTTTCTCCTTTTTTTAGTTTGGTACATATTCGCTCGCTCTGATACCGTGTGGCAATCTCCACCCGTTCGCGGCGATACGATCGATCATATTTCTCGCGCTCTCGAAGTTCCACATTCCAACATTTTTGAAGCCTCGACTTTCAAGGAAGCGGATCTGCTTCGGCGTCGAAAGTCCTTCGTTTCTGCGCTTATTCAAACGGTCAAGTAATATATTTGCTTTTCCGGCGTTCCCCACTTCATCGGTGAAGATCCCGTATTTTTCAAGGGCCTTGAGTTGTTTTTCAGACGGCGGGGCCATTTCCCAACCAAAATTAGGAACATAACTCGAAAGATCTTCAGCGTGAATTGACATTTCGAATTGAAGCGGATCGACGAGCTTTCTCTTGCGTTTCCGCATTTCTGCGAGTTGTTTCGCGAGAGCTTCTTCACGTTCTGCGACAACGTCTTCCGCGCTCTTCGCTTCCATGGCCTCGAGATCAAGCACGACGCCCGTTTCTTCTTCCATGTTCTCGACCATCTTTTTCGTGACTTCTGGGCTTTCACAAATTAAGTGAGCTGGGCGACATAATTCGTGCCGCTCCGTGTGCCATAAGAAATCAAGCAAAAGAAGCTCTTCTTTTCCGGGATATAGACGCGTCCCACGGCCCACCATCTGCGAATAGAGCGCGCGGACTTTTGTCGGTCTTAACACGACCACACAATCAACCGACGGGCAATCCCAGCCTTCAGTTAGTAACATTGAATTGCATAGAACGTTATATCGTCCCTTTTCAAAGTCCTCGAGCACTTCAGCCCGATCTTTCGATTCGCCGTTCACTTCGGCTGCCTTAAATCCTCGCTCGTTTAAAATATCGCGGAATTTTTGGCTTGTCTTGACCAACGGAAGAAAGACGACTGTTTTCTTATCCTTGCAATACTTGGCCATTTCGTCCGCGATCTGTACTAGATACGGATCGAGTGCCGTTCCGACGTCGCTAGCTTTAAAGTCACCCGCGGACATTGAAACGCTCGAGAGATCGAGATTAATCGGAATCGTTAAGGCCTTAATCTTGGATAGATAGCCTTCTTTGATAGCCTGTACGAGCGAATACTCATAAGCCAAGCTGTCAAAGTACGATCCGAGGTTTTTCATATCACCACGGTCTGGCGTGGCCGTGACTCCCAAAACTTCCGAGTCTTTAAAATAGCCCAGCACTTTTTGATATCCGTCTGATATAGCGTGGTGTGCTTCATCGACTACGATCACGTCGAACCAATCGGGCGGGAATTGACTTAAACGTTTCTCCCGTTGCATGGTTTGAACGGATCCAACGACAACGCGATACCAAGAGCCTATTGACGTGCTTTCAGCTTTTTCTAACGCTGTACCGAGGCCCGTTGCGGTCTTGAGCTTGTCGCTTGCTTGATCCAATAACTCAGATCTGTGAGCGAGCACTAACACGCGCTTCCCTTCTCTGACTTGATCTTCAATGATCTTTGAGAATACGACGGTCTTTCCCGTCCCAGTCGGGAGGACTAGAAGAGTGCGTTTCCGACCTTCTAGCCACTCTCGCTGAACGGCTTCCCGTGCCTCTTGCTGATAGGGTCTTAACTCCATACTTTAGAACCTCCTAATTAGAACGGCCCTCCTGTGAAGCCTCCCTGTGGTTGTGCTGGTTGTTGTGGTTGTTGATACTGTGGCGCTGGTTGTTGGTATGCTGGGGCTTGTTGTCCCGGCTGTGCGTTCAATACTTTTGTATAGTCCACGTCTTCGGCGTAAATCATACCTTTTACTTCGTTGTACTTGTTTCCGTTGTACTCACGGTTTCCGACCTTACATACTCCGACTTTACCGATGATTGCGTTCCAATCCATACGAAGCGGTTCGCCTTTACGTTTTTGCCCGATAGCACCAAAGAACGCTGATAACATTCCCTCGGTCGAGCTGTGTAAGAAGAGATTGTGACGAAGTTCTGTTTCTCCCTCATTTGCTACGATAGTAAGGTGTACTGTCGCTTTCGGACAAGCCGGCAACTTGCCGGGATTTTGAGGGTTTGGCGTGTGACGTCCGCGCTCGTACTCTTTAACTGTGAACCAGTATAGACCATCTGGTAGAAAGACAAATTCCGAATCTTTTTGAATTGTGTCGTCCCAGCCGAATTCGCGATCAAAGTTGTTGTTAAATTGTTGTTGTGTCATGATGAAATTTCTCCTTTATTCTTATAAATTGTTAGTGTTAAATGGTAATTCCGGATCTTTCCGTACTTGGTTTTTAATGACGTCGAGTGTAGCGTCCCAATTCGCGACGATCATGTCCCAGTAATTGCTCGGGAAGTTTTCGATCGGTGTCCCCATCGGGAAGTGTCCTCGAATATAAGCGACCTCTTGCAATTCGTTTTCGGTCACGTTGTTAGGCGCCATCAAGTCGATCAATGCTTGTGGTAAAAGTCCCGCTTGTGGAGCTCGTCCCATCTCTTGGGCCACCTCTTGAGCGACCTCTTGTAATTGCTCGTTAATGTTTTGCTTTTGTGGCTCTGCTGCCAGTTGTGGCTGTGGCTCTGGTTGTGGAGCTGGCGCCGGTTGTTCGGTTGGTACGGGAGCCGGTGCGTTGAAGATATGGGCCACGCTTTCAAACGTGAACGGAAGCTGATCTGGCAAGCCGTGACGATTTTTTGCGTCCCATGCTGGGCGGTGGTTCGTGTACATAACACGCTCGCCCCCTTGGGCTTTTTTCTTTCCGGTGTCCGTGGTCATGACGATTGTCTTATAATTCGCAAAGAGCACCATATCAGCCCATTCCTTGACTAGTGGAGCTGTTTTTGAGCTGGTCTTTTGCCCGAGCTTTAATTCGTATCGGTCATAAGATCCCATTTCGTCCGGCTGCTCGAATTTCTTGATTTGTGCGTGAGCTGTCAAAATGACGTTGATCCCGTTGTCCACAAGCTCTGACAAGCTATTTAATAGACGCCCGATCTCTTCTTGGACGTATGTATAGCCCTTGCCCCAGCCGAAATCTTCGATCCCGTTCTTTTGGTGCTGTGCGCATACATAATCTACCGCGAGTTGTTCGGCCCAGTCGATCGTATCAATGACTAGTGTTTTACACGCGTCCAGGTTTGCTTTGATAAACGCGATCTCGTTCTTGAGCATTGCCCAGCTTGTGGGCTTGTCCATTCTGGCCACGTCCATATTGTCCGTTGATCCCTCGGTGTCGATGAATACTGGATCCGGGAATTGACTCGCAAAGCTAGACTTTCCGATCCCTTCCGGGCCATAGATCACGACTTTCTGCGCCCGTGCCTTCCTTCCTCTTGTAATTTGCATTTTTTAATCCTCCTCGTCGTCGTTATCTGCTAAAAGGCCACGAAGAAAGTTTTCAAAATGTTTGCGTTTTGCTTCTTCGATCTCTTCCGTGAGGTCCTTTGGCTCGTTTCCGTCTAACGTTTCGAGCTCATACGTTGCATTGATAATAAGCAATTCTCCCCCGAACGCTTCGGCGACTTTTTGCAATTTATCCCTTTGATCTTGTACTGATTCTGGGCTATTTGTTGCCGCGTCTTGCAGCTCTTTCGACCAAGTTGCGCTATATGCAAGAGCTCCTTCATTATTTTTGTACTTCATTAAATATTGACCTGTTTCTGTGCTACGAATAACGATGAATTTTTCTGTTTTTTTCATGACTTTTCCTTCTTTCTGTTAAAAACCATTTTGCCAAGTTGGCGCGACTGTTTCTTGTGCGCCGTTCATTGCTCCGTTTAGAAGCCCATTTTCAAAGCTCTCGGGTTTAATACTGTAACCGTCTTCGATAATGACAGAGCACTCTCCGCCCGTTGAAACGCGGGTCGCGATCGCTTGCAAGCCCTCTTGCTCTAGCCACGCGCCGAATTCTGCAAGTGTGATCTGGTCCATCTGTTCTAACTTGTCGATAAGCACGAAGCCACAATCTGGTTTGAGCTTGCGAACGATAGCCGTCGCGACTTGTAATTGTTGCGAACCGCTCATATTATCCCAACGTTGACCGAGGTATAAGAGTTCGCCATCGTCCACGGATAAGCCCGGAAGTGGTAAGTCTGCATTTGTGAGCAAGTCCGTTTTTTGCTTACGAATACCATCGATAACCAGATCTAACTCGCGGTATTGCTCGCGGTAAACCTTCGCGTCTTCTTCTGCCTTGTCTTTGTCAAGATTCGCTCGGACTTTGAGGTTGATCTGCTCAATGTTTGCGATACTGTCTTCGATCTCTTGTGTCGATTCATCGATCAGATCTTGCGCGTCTTTACGAGCAATGTCCAAGTCTTGAGCGAGTCCTTGCTCTTTTTCTCGAGCTTCCTTGAGCATAGCTTCCAGACGCTCAACGTTTGCAAGTGCCCCTTGATAGTCGTTTTCGATTCTCGCGAGATTCTGACGCTTGCGAGCATTTTCGCCATTGCGTCCGAGAATTTCTTGCTGTTGCTGGATCAAGTCCGCGATTGAGACGAGTTCTTTCGGTGCGTCTGGATAATACGGCTGTTCTTTCGCGAACTTTTCTTTTTGGTCCGCAATGACGCCGATTGCGTGTCTTTCTTGGTACTTGGTTTTCTCTTCCATTTCAAGCTGGACGAGCTGATCTCCGACCCCGATAATTTGTAGGAGCGTTGTCGCTTTTTCCTTGCTTGTCATTTCCATAAACTTTGGAAGATCAAGAGCGAGCTCTTCGACGAAGCTATCAAGTAATTTCTGGCCGGCCTTGTTTCCACTCGGATCAATAACTTTTAGATCGCTATTTTTGCCTTTACGCTCAACAACAAGGCCATTTGATAGCGTGATTTTTAGGCTTGGGGGAATTGTTGATCCCTCGCGTTGTGCCTGTGAGGGCTTGTACTTATTGCCACCCAAGGCCCACGCTATCGCGTCTAATACGCTTGTTTTCCCTTGGTTATTGTTTCCACCGACGATTGTCAGTCCTTTTGCTGACGGCTCGATTTTGACCGCTTTAACGCGTTTCACGTTCTCGATCTCGAGCTTATTGATTGTTACCATTTCTTAACTCTCCTTTCAGACGAGCGAGCTCGTCAAGCAATCGTTCTTCCCGCTCAAGTGTGGCTTTCAAAATTTCAGTTTGTTGCAGGTTGATGAACCACAAGCGATTGAGCGCTTTTGTTTGTTGCTCAATCTTTCGGGACTTCTTACCAAACATGGAAGGGTACCTCCGGCGATTCTGTATAGAGCTTCATGTTTTTTCGGCGACTTGCGAGCTCGTCCTCGTATTGCTCAATGACTTGTGCGTTATGCTCTGGAAGCCCTTCTTCGATAGCTTTGAGTGTTTCAGTTTTTGCGATTTTCATTCGTTTCTTGTGGTCCTTCCACGATACGATAAGGCCAGCGATGAAGCACACGCCCCCGATAGCTACTGTTCCGGCAACTTGCCCAGAAATAATAATTTCATTCATTTTAAATACTCCTTTTCTTTTTCTAAAATTTCGTAAACGTCCCGGACGTCGTACATTTTCTTCTTTCCTTGTTTCCGAAATGCAAGTCCTCGACGTTCTAGCTTTTTAATATAGCCATGATCGAAGCCAAATTTCTTCATTAAGGCTTTCTGATCGAGTGGCATTTGTTTTTCTTCTATTTCTTTTTTTAGCTCGTCTCTCACGATATCCACGATCGATCTGAGATAGACTTTCGCGATCTCGTCTGAGATCAAGGGTGGCAAGTTTAGCTCCTCCATTTCTTCGTTCCTCCAATTGTGCGGGCAAGCACTTTCTGATATAATTAAGGTAGATATTTAAGCAAGCGTCGGATTCTTTGTCCGGCGTTTTTTGTTACCGAATTTTAAAATCTTCAATCACTCGGGCGACAAAACGATGTGCTTGAGGATTTTTCAGTTTTCCGTTCAAAATGTTCGTCACATCTTGGCGTGCCATGCTGTATTGAACAGCAAGAGTTGCAATTGTTAGATTATTTTCTTTTAGGTAATCCAAAATTTTTTGACGACCGTTGTCCATGTTTGGCATGTACTCCCCTCCTTTCTTTGTAAGTGAAAATAATGAATATTTTTTACGGAAACTGTTGTCTGCCCTAGCTTTTAACAAATAACACCTTTACAAACCTTCTTACTTTTCATATAATGAAACTACCTTTGTTAACAGAAAGGAGCTGATCCATATTGGCAGAATTTTTGAAAGGTACTGTGTCTCAGTAGTTAAACTCTATTTCTGGTCTGGTTGCCAGCAACGACAAGCAAGAGTCGTAAAAATAGGTGCGAGTTCAGTCGTGGGAGGTAGCCACGTTAAAAAGCGCAACTTCTCGTAGACCAAAGTCCCTAACTATTTCAACTGCAGTGCTGGGGGCGATACCAGCAAAGTGTTGTCAGCTACCGCTATTAGCTTGAGCAGAACAATTTCCGTAACGTATTCCAGATAGCGGCTGGGGTACGTTTTTTATTTTTTGTAAGCGAAAGAGTTAGTAAATTTACATTATCGCTTGACATTTTTTAGATGTTCGACTAAAATATAAACATAATTAAAAACCTTGATAAAACATTATATCTATCAATTTTCTTGCTCGCCAAAGCTATTTATTTTTAGATAAGTTTTACTACGGTTTTGCTAACTCATTAACTTACAAATACTATTTTAGTTGTTCGTCTAAAATTTGTCAAGCGTTTTTAGTCGAAAAAATAAAATATTTTTTTGTAATGCTCTTGAAAGGTTGATGTATCAATGTTTGAGACATTTGAAAAAATTAAATTATTAGCTAAGAAGCAGGGGATTTCTCTAAATACTCTTGAAGAAAGAGTGGGATTAGGGAAGAATTATATTTATAGCCTAAAAAAATAAAAAGACTCCTTCTGTTGAACATATTGCAAAAATCGCCGACTACTTCAATGTGTCCACTGACTACTTGCTTGGTCGTACAGACAATCCACGGATCGCATCGGACGAAACCATCGGTGGGTATACCTCTGAGGATCTGCGCAAGATGGCTGAAAACGCCAAAACATTTGACGGCAAGCCACTTACAGAAGAAGATATTGACGCGATTCAAAACATCATAGAAATATACTTGAGAGGTAGATAGCCTATGACTATTGAAGAGTTAGTTGACTCACACGGTGCTATACTAGCTTACTTTGATAATGACTTGTGGCCACGGCCCGGAATGATCTTATCTGATATGAAGATCATTTTCGTCAATAAGTCACTAACTAGGGAGGCTCAGAAACGCGTTATTTTGCACGAGCTGGGCCATTTAAACCATACGACGGCCGAATATACCATAAACCCGATCAAGTGCGAAAATGAAGCCAACCGGGCCATGATACACGCGCTATTAAAGGAAGAGTTAGCAGCTGGGGACGCGAGCGAGTTTAATTATGTACATTTTATGGAGCGCCACGAGCTAAAAACAACGGCCGATGAATTAATGGTAATAGATGAATACTATCGATTAGTTGGATAGAAGGAGAAAAAACATGGACTTTAACAAAATCAAAGATTTCGCAAAAAAAGCAACTGAAAAAACAGCGGACGGAATTTCTTCGATGAATGAAATGAGAAAAAAAGCTGCTCAAGAAACAAAGATTTCATTCGGAAACACAACGATTCGAAAGACAATCGACGGACAATATTATATCGGTTTTTATTCAGACGCTCCGGAGCTATTTGAATTTGAAGGCTTTCAGTTTGAGGGCTCTACTATCGTAGAACACACAAAAACGACTGGAACGACCAAACAGAAAGGGAAAAAAGGAGGTGCGTTTTTAGGGGCTGTAATTGGTTCAACACTTGGACCAGCTGGTGCTGTTGTAGGTGCCAAAATAGGCTCCTCCGGAAAACGGAAAGGTAAAATTGATTCAACCTCTGTTACTACTACTGAAGAGATACCCGGTCTTGCTATGTTGTACTTGCGAAATATCGAGACAAACGAAGTTAAGACAATTAAAGCCAAGATCACCAATGCACAAGCAGAAAATATTAGATCGTTTTTCGAATAAAAAAAAGCCCCGAGGACAAGCCACGGGGAAATACATGATATAAGTTAAGTATAACAAAATCATTTCGTTCTTTCAATTGTGCGGGCAAGCCAAAACGGAGGAAAGACATGATAAAAAAATATACAACCAAAAACGGGGAGACTCGTTACTTATTTCAGACCTATCTGGGGATTGATTCCTTGACTGGAAAAGAACGGCGGACCACGCGCCGGGGCTTTAAAACCATGAAAGAAGCCAAACAAGCCGAAAGAAATTTGTTGCTTGACGTGGAAGAGAACGGGCTTCCGTCGAATCAATCGGACGGATTCCAAGATCCCACATTTGAAGAGGTTGCTCATTTGTGGTTAAAAAGTTATAAAACGACTGTCAAAGCTAGTACTTTCGGGTTAACCGAAAGCAAATTAAAACAACTTATTAAAAATCATTTTGAAGGAATGAAGATAAAAAAAATATCTGTTCCATACTGTCAAAAAGTTGTTGTATCATTGAGTGAGAAATATGTTCTGTATACACACTATTTGTCAGTTATTGAGCGTATTTTTAAGTATGCTGTTCTAATAGACATTATTCCGACAAATCCATTCGATAAAGTTATCAGGCCAAAAAGCAAGCCTGTTTCAAAACGTGATAATTACCTTACGAAAGACGAGCTCAAAACATTTCTTGATCTCGCTCGTGGCGCTTCCTTGACTTATTTTTTTCCGTTGGTCCATCTGTTGAGTTATACCGGCCTAAGAAAAGGCGAGGCGATCGCGCTCAAGTGGTCAGATATTGATTTTGAAAATAAACGGATCTCAATCACAAAAACCGCTGCGCGAATCCATGATAGACAAATTATACAATCACCAAAGACTAAAACGAGTTTTCGAAAAATCTTGATAGATGACGCGACTCTTTCCACGCTGAAACGATGGAAGAAAGATCAAATTAAGATATATTTCAGAAATGGAAAGCACTTTGAAGGCGATGACAATTTCATTTTTACGAATGAATCGGCTGACTGGGTACACATTAAAAATTTCACTCGTTATTTCAAAAATTTTATAAGAGACCACGATTTTAAACCAGTCACGCCTCACGGTCTGAGACATACCCACGCAAGCCTTTTATTTGCAGCTGGTGTTGAGCCGAAAAGTATATCTGATCGTTTAGGACATAGCACCGTCCAAATAACGCTGGACCTGTATACACACATAACGGAAGAGCAACGGAGCGATACAGTGGAGAAATTGCTTGAATACATGGTAATATAAATATGTCGTATTCAGTCCCGTATTCAGTCACTCACGACCCCTTGAAAAGTCAGTGATATCAAGGTCTTGGGAGCTAGTGGCCCCTATTATACCACAATCAAAAAACCGTTTCTATCATTGCACGATACGCTCCCGATAGTTGTAAAATCACGTATTTTAGAAAAATATCGTTTTCGTCATTTTTCAATAATTGAAAAAAGTCGTATTCATTTTCGTATTCATTGCCCGCATAATTGAGAGAACGAGCCCGAGGGCTTTTTTATTTTGTCTGTTATAATAGACAATCTTTGAAATTGCCGTTATAAACGCAAAAAAAGCCCTCCCGAAATGGGAGGGTTAAACTATAAAGTCTCTGGCCACGGGTCGTCTGTGGTATAAGTCATGTTGGTAAATCTGATATCCGAGATATCACGATCTGTAGGTACTGGATCATCAAATTGTAAGCGTACATGATTATTATCACTACTTCCACCAACATACCAAGTGCCGTACCGCTTGCCCTTATCGTTCATCATGATCCCGATTTTCGACCCTGTTGGACGAAAACCAAGTGGTAGAGCGCCGATTGGTAAAATCGTGACATTTCTTTCTTTGTCTGAGCTTTGAGGGAAATATCCTTCAGATCCTCTGCGTTTGATACCAAACCAGCCCCACTTCAGACCACCAAAAGTTATCTCTACAGTTGAGTTAATGCGTCTAAACTCAATATATGCACTATCCAAATTTGATTTGATAGTGTCAGGTCGTACTGATCCTGTATCACCAGCTAAAATTGACCATGTTTTCCAGCCTGTGCCGGCTTTCTTTTTGATCCACTTGTAAGCACCGTTTTTGGCCGTGGTATCAACGTAGGTTGTACCGATATCAGCTTTTAAATCGTATGGGAAGCCTTCACCTTTTAGGTCCGTGTCATTCGCTTCAACGTTGCGTTTCAATTCCTCAAGATCGTTTTTGGTCGCAAGCCGGCTCGTTTGGTTTTGGAGCCCAGCAAAAGTTGGAAACAAACTGTATGCTTTGTTTAATGACAAAAACTTTTTTTGATCGTTGTTGAGATTATAAATATCTTTTCCGATTAGCTTGATAGCTTCTTTTAATTTATCCATGTGTCACCTCCTTAGAGGTTGTTTTTGGCATTATTATATACTTGCACAAAGTCAGTATTTTCTAAGTCGGTAAATTTCTGACCAAGCTCGGTCATTTTAGACACGATCGCGCTGTCTGGGTTTTCGCCAGCCTTGATCTTATCTGCGATCTCTTTAAGAGTGTCCAATTCTTCGGGTACACCTTCGCCCAAAATTGCCGTCTTGACGCCTTGGATTGCGGTATCAAGTTGTTGCTGAGTGATCCCACCTTGGCCTACTTCGGACTTGTCAGCCTTGGTAGCGAGTGTGGTTTTAATTTCTTTGACATCAGCACCGACGGCTTGGGCGAATTGAGTTAGTTTTTCTGTGTTTAGAGTCATTTATTTCTCCTTTAAATTTTAGCTAGGTTATATAGTACGGTTAAGTCTGGAAGTTCTTCAGTCTGTGGACCGTTCGGGTGCGCCGAAATATACTTGTCAATTTCTTCTTTGACATTGTTTTTTACAAGGTCCAATACTTGCTCACTAGTATATTCCTCCGCGGACTGGACCACGTCAACGCGGACGCTCTGGTCGCTTGGGAATACATATCCAGCGCAATCAACTTCGACAAGATAGCTCTCGACTGGTAGCACCTTGGGAATCTTAAACGATACTTTTGAGCCTTGGACGGTCGCACTAAAGGACGCTTTGCCTTTTCTGCTAGTAAAGTAAATTGTAGCTTGTTGCCCGTCAAGGTCAATCGGGACCCAGTTCTCGTCGTACATTGCAAAACCAAAAAGGGAAGCCGAGTCGCCTTGCTTCACGACTCGACCGCCCTCAAACTGCTTTAAGTTGGTACAGTTTGAGCGATTCATTTAATCACCCCTTTTACTCATAATAATTTACTAGATCGTCCTTATCCCAGCAAGATAACCAGATAGGGCCGAATTGCCCAAACTCAAACAAACGCCAGTAGTAACCGCCATAATATCCGCCCTTGCCAGTATCCGAGATATGGACTTCATCAAGTTCAAAACTAAAGTACATTCCAGCTTTGAAGTCTTTGTCCGCTCCGTCTGGTAAGTTGGCGCCGTTCTCATCGACCCAGTTCACCAAGGCTACTGGAATACCGTTTTCAGTCCAATCGAACCCGACTGGCGCGAGATAGTCGCATTTAATTTGCCACATACCGTTTACATACTTAACCTCATTTGCTTGATAAAAGGCCTTGTCTTTTGGTTGTACGGCTGTACTTGCTTGGTTGTTGGTTTGTGGCGCTGTGTCAGCGTATCGCCAAACCTCAATATAAGCCGGCTTATTCCAGGTATAATAATCATTCCAAGGATAGGTATTAATAGCTTGCCCCGGTGCGCCCTGTGTTGAGTAGTCGCAAGAAATGAAGTATGTATCGTCGATCATCGCTCCGACGTGTCCACCAGCACCTCCAGACGTTGACATATCAGCGCCCCAGCTCATCAAGACGATATCGGCCGTTTGAGCGTCCCATGGTTGGTTACGACTGACACGATAAAAGCCATTGTTTGCTAGTTGTTGGCCAAGTGTGACAGTTGACGGCAAGCCGATGATATTGATCCCAGCTTCTTTCAGCACTTGCGACATGATACCCGAGCAGTCACCCGTACCGTCTGAACCGTTACGACTGCCCAGCATTGAATAGGTAATTAGTCCACGACGACTAGTAAAACCGTTAACGATAGATTGTTGTACACTCATGTTCTATCTCCTATTTTTTCCATTCATCATTAGCGCGTTTAACGGCTGCTTCGATAAAGGTATTGAGTTCTTGGTTCGTTAAGTGGATATTTTGAGATTCAAGGCCCTCGATCAAGCTAGTTTTAGCGTGTTCAAGTTTGTCTTTCCCGTGAATATCCGATTTGTCAGCGACCTGCTCTGTAGCGTTGACCGCGTTTTTGGCCAAAATCTCAACGATCTCGATCGCTTTCTTGCCACCGCGCATAAGCAAGTATTTCTTGAGCGCTTGAACCACGATTCCGGTTAAAACTACTAAAATGCTCATCGCTGACGTTGTGATAATGTTTGTAATTTGATCCATTTTATTTGTCCTCTTTAATTTCTAAATCCAGAAAGCGCTCGAAAAGCACTTTGATAGCTCCGTTCCCGCCTAATTCAACGTAACTTTCATACAGTTTAGATAGCTCCTCGATCTCGTGCTGGTTAGTGTGTCCACGCTTGAGCGCGTTTTTTAAATTTTCCTGCAATCGAAAACGTTGAAGCCGTTGCAAGCCTTTCCCGATCATCGTCAAATTCCGTTGGTTATCTTTCCCGATTTCTTCCACGGTTGATACTGACTTCTCGAGGGTATCGATTTTATTCGATAAACCCTCAAGACGTTTGTCAGCTTCTTTAGTGGTTTTGGTACTCTTAAAGGAAAAGTAACTTGGAATAATCACGACTAAAACGGGAGTTAATTTGTCTACTAGTGCCAATAGGTCCAATTTAACCACCCCCTATTATGCTACTAGCTTACTGTACTGGTTGAGTTTCTAAATCAGTATTAGATGATGGTTTAGGTTCAGTCCATTTCCAAACTGCCAGCTTACCATTTTGTGAGAGTGATCCCTCAAGATCGGTCACGGTCTCGTTATTGTAAGTAAAGTCTTGATTTACTTGGACAAGTACGCGTTGACCTTCTCCATATTTAGGAGTATGGCTTGGATCGTTAACCGTGAAGATTTCATAAGGCTTGTAAGTCTTGCCAGCTTGCCCAGCTTCAACCAATTCCAAACCACGCGCATATAATGTAGGGTCAAGCGGGCTTTCTGTATTTGTGACTGCTGCCAAAACTGCCCAGTCTGCTACTGACTTAACTTCTGAGATTTTAGTATCTTTCTCAGCCAGTTTAGCTTCGTACTCTTGCGCCTGAATATGAAAGTCCTCTTGCAATTTCTTAACACCCTCGGCTGGGTTTAGCTCAGTTGCAACTTGTCCAAGTACAGCTTGGATCAGCGCTTCATCTGATTCGTTGGTACGGTCACCGATTAAAACACGCTCAAAAGCTGTATAAGGGTTCGCGGAGCGAATTGATACAAAAGTGCGTCCTTCTTCTTGCAAGTATTTGTTGATAATTTTAAATTCCATAATTATTTACCTTCTTCTAAATTTTTAGAGGCCTCGTCAAAGAGGTCTTTGAGTGCTTGATCGCTGTCTAAAACGCTGTTAACGCGCGCTAGTTGTTCTTGTACTTGTTCGAGTTGCGCTTGAGCTTCTTCAAAATACGCTTTGTAATTCGCGTTTTCGATAGCTTCGTTAGCAAATTTAATAGCGAGATTGTTGATAATTTTGTCTGTTGTGTTCATGGTGTCCTTTCTATCTCCAATATTTATAATAACTTCCTCTTTGATAATTTCTGCCATCGTCCAAATTTCGGAAGTTGTCAAAAATGTTATCTAGTATTTTTACAAGATTTTTATTTTTGATAATAATATCTTCGATATTAAAAATTGTATTACTTACCGTATTTATCCCTACGCTCTTAGGGTCGTTCGCATTATACATAAACTCAACTAAGTCACCATAGATATTGACCGCTGTCGTATTGTCGTTCGCATTCCAGATCTGGATCCCAGCCGAACCGTCGTCCTTTTTAATGTGTCCATGGGAGTTGGACATAAGGGCGGTATAAGTTCCGTCTTTTTCACTAATTCTACCAGCTCCAAAAACTAAGTATTGTAATGGACGGCCTTTGAATTGATTGCGAATACCCACGTCGTATCCGTTCATTTCAATCCAGCCTGTTTGTAAATCAAAGTCAGTAACACCATTCAAAGATGATAGCTTACCACCTTTAATAATGTTGGCCGTTAACCCATCTGCTACGATATTCTTTGCCGAGACGTTAATTAGATTAGCCTTGCTTGCGTCCAGCTCTCCGATGTGAGCCGTGCCTATCTGGGCATTGCCGATCATGGACTTTTTAATAACACCGTCTTTGATAATGGTTTTCTCACCGACGGACAAAAGGCCCTCATTAATTCGGATTGACCCGTCTGGGTTCAAATTTAACTGACCCAGCACGTCACCCGCGCTGTTAAGGACGCGGATAGCGTAAGAATCGTTTAGTTGACTTACTTGCGTCCGTGTGGTGATTTCTTGTGGAGATGTGTCGTCTCTAAAACTCTTAGGAGGTGTATCTCCTCGTATCAACGATACTTTACTAACGGCCACTGTGCCGTTCCTCGTCAACCAGATTTCAAACGGAAATTCTTTAGATTTGGTTGACGAACGTTTGACGGTCATTGTACCTGTTACAACTTGCCAGCCAGTCTTATCAAGATAGATCCTATCTGACGTGATACCTCCATCGGCGCCCCAAAGTTCCAGACCCATTGGCCTGTCTGGCAATACATCAACCCATAACTCCATGCGGTAGCTTAATTTCTCGCCTTCCGTAAAAGTTGAGGTCATAAGCGGTAGCGAGAATCCGTGATAGACCGATACTTGTTTATCAACAGTTGTGATCCTTAATAATCCATACTCATACGGTACTTTTATAACATTAGCGTCCGAGCCTTTCTTTCCCCATTTACTAAAATTCGTAGGGTCGTATACTAAGTTAAAATCTTCTTTGGCATACTTCCCAACTTCAGTTTGGAATATCTGGCTACTCATAACCAACCGTGAGAGCTTATCGGGCGCGTCTGTTTCAGACGTACCGATAATACGCTCATAAAGTAGAGAGTTTTCTTTGACTCGTTGAAAGTCAGTCTCATTTACTTTTCCAGCAATCTGACTAGATAATGTGGTCAACTGGCCATCAATACCCTGTCTAAACTCAGCTAGTTTTGCTTCGTTATCTCTGGTAAGAGCTTCAAAACGCTGTCTTGTACCCTCGGCATTTCCTGTAAAGGTACTCTTTGCGACATAATCTCTTGATAAAGTCTCGCGAATAGTGGTTGATAGACTAGCTGTTTCTTCTCGGGCGTATCGCTTCAATTCCTCTTGACGTTGGCCGTCCTTTTCAACAAATGATGTTATTTCTCCAATTTTAGTCTTTATGCCCGCTGTCGTTTGATCGACTTCTAGCATTTTAGAGCCGTATTCATTTTTAAAGGTCGTAACGTCTTTACTTAATTGTGTTTGCGCCCTCTCTGCCGTCGCCTTGAACGTGTTTAAATTCGCAACGTTCTCGTCTGCGATTCTCTTTGCTTCTCGTCCCAAGTCAGCGCTTGTTCCAGCTTTTTTTAAGGCTTCGTCAGCTTTTGCGTTTGCTTGCGCGATTGCTTGGTTTGCTGAGGTTTGGGCGTCGTTGACTATTTTTTCAATTTTTGACGTGTCAACTTTGAGAATTTTCGGAAGCCATTCCGTACCTGACCAATAGTAGAGCTCTGTTTCCTCGCCCACGGTCAAGTATAAGAGATCGCCTTCATGAAGCGTCCCTCTTGGTTCGTCTTTTGGTTTCGTGGCCCCGTAATAGTTGGTATTCTTGCCATTCGCAGAAACAAGCGCCCGTGTGGCCACCTCAAGAGCTCCTTCAGCGTATTCTTTAGACTCGGACACGCTTCGCATGATCGAGCCTTCCGACGTGATCGCTTTCTGGACGGTTCCGATATCGTTACATGTTACCTTGTGGGACAATAGCCGGCCTGTTACGTCGTAAGAGCTCTCATAAGACACAATACGAATCTTCTCGCGGAACCCGATCGTCTCATTAATAGCCATGATATAGTCACCAGCACGGGGCCGTGTGTACTTATATCCGGCTTGCGTGAGATCTTCCATGTCAAGCTGGACCGAGATCGAATAGGATTCATCGACTTCTTTCTTTAGTCGTTCTAGGAGTTTACCAGTCTCTTTGTAACGCTCATCGCTTACCGGTTCGCCCTCGATACGGCCATAAATTCGAGCGAGTGGGCTTTCATACTCTGAAGTATATCGGCCTGCGTCATGGTTGTTTTCGTCTTTCCACGCACCAAGGCCTTTCTTGTAAGTGATAAACGCTCCGATATTCTTTTCGAGTGTGAGCTCGTTCATGTTGAAATTTTTCCGGACCACGGTCGAAAGATCCGTCCCGACCTTCTTCACGATCCGGACAACTTTCCCAGTCACCGAGAACTCAAGCCCCGCTGCCTTGATGATATCTTTAAACATGGAAAGACGTTTCGTGTTCCCGAAATTCTCTTTTCGAATCGCCCCCGCTTGTGCCTCGATGACGTAACGATACCCGCTATTCTTGAAAATCGCTTCGATATAAACTTCAAAGCGATTTGAACCATTAAACTCTTGATAACAATTTGAGTGCTCGAAATCGTAAAAGAACTGGTGGACCGCGTCAAAAGATAGCGAAATATTTTTTCCTTCGTCTTTTGGCTTCGCATAAATGATCTTATAGAGCTCGCCGTCGAAGGTAAAGCTCCACCCACGGTCTAATTTTGATAGAACCTGCTTATTAGATACAATCGTTCCGGAAATCGACCGTTCGCCATTTACAGCGTTTTTTGTTGTCAATTCGACTTGGGCTCCGTATCCGTTGCCCCTTTCGTCGTAAAAAGTAATCAATGATCCACCTCCTCTCTAGCGATACAGCTCTTTAAATCCGAGGATCTTGACAGTCCCCTTGAAATTAGTAAACCAATTAATCGACCGGTTAGGCTTTGGCCTAATAACGAAATATTCGTAATTCGTCCGGTTATTGACGTTTAGATCTTGCGTGGCCGGTCCTTGATAGATTGCTGTCTCAACGCCTTTTAAAAGGAGCTTCTGGCCCGATCTTAAAGGCGTTTCTGTGTGTCGATAAGTAAACCGACGGCCGTCGATCTCAAGAAAAAAATCAGTATTATCAGCGTTTGCGGTCAGTTCCACCACAAACGGAACCTCTAGCTGACTGAGTGGGGCTGTGCCGTTATATGGGAAGCTGTTCGCTGAAAGCGTGAGATCCCTTGGGATCGTCTCACCATACGGAAGCGTAGCCGTCACAAACGAAAACGAAACATTGTACTTGATACCAGCTTCAGAATTGCCGATAAAGTCAAACTCGATTTGACCTTCGCCCACGACGTTATAACGATATTTCCAGTTAGCGTGTGGCAACTGGGCGATATTGAGATCGCCCGTCGTCTGCCCCGGAGTTTGGAAGTCGTAAATATTGTTTACGTTTTGGTATAGCTTTGTAATATAAAAGCTATCGTCACCCAAGACCCAGCGAGAAATTTCGTCCTTTTTGTTTAGAAAGTCCTCCATAGAACCCGCTGAAAGCCTTGCTGTGACTGATATTTTCTTTTCGGTATAGGTCAAGCCGTCAAAAATATAACCATTGCGCCCCTTAACGGTACGCCTTGATAGTTCCACGGCCGAGGAAGAATCATCGACCGTGATATTGTAAAGACCAAGACCAGATAATTTCTGGCTTTGGCCATCTTTTTCAATTAATAAGTCCATCGTTCCCCCTTACGAGAAATAAGCGTCTAGCGCCTTTTCTCTCGCGTCTTTCTCCTTAATTGTGGTATAGATCTTATCTCCCACAATTTCGTTATGTACTTCAAACTTTTGGTTCGAAAGTTGTGAATTTTTGACCTCGTCGCTCAAGTCCTCAAGAGATGAGCGAACGCCCGAACTTGTGACGCTCGCGCTTGTGGTCAATACGCTATTGGTCTGATAATCTTGATCTGTGATAGCTTGGGCATACTGACGAGCCATATCTTTAATATCCGATACCCAGTCGCGCATACCGAGGTACATACCTTCACCAGTAAAGCCACCAATTTTTTTCGTAACTCGGGAAGGTGAGTGAACATCAAGCGCCGAACGCATAACTGAAGCGATATTTGAAGCGATACTGAAAGCAAGAGCATAGAGCGAACCGGCCATCGAAGCAAGACCATTATATAGACCAATGCCCGCGTTAAAGCCGACCATTTGAAGCATTGCTGGAAGCAAGCCAAACGAAGCCGAAATCTGAGCACAAGTCGAACTAGCAAGCGAAACGGCTTGTGTCATACTTGATTGCATGGTACTAGTAAACGCGTGCATACCGCTTTTAGCGCTATTTGTCACGCTTTGGAACGTTGACTTAAACGCGCTTTCTAGTTGTTTACCAGCCGAAGAGCTCACTTGTGAGATCTTGTTAAGGCCGGCTTGGACTGCTTGAGCTGTCGCGTTCATCGCGCCTGTAACAGTCTTCTGCATATTTTGGTAATTCGTGGTAACTGCTTGTGATAGTTGCGCGCTCGATTGTTGGGCTTGTTGCGTTACTTTGGCAAAGTCAGCTTGTGCGTTGTTTGCCATCGCATTTGTAGCGCTTGTCGCTCCTGCTTGCATTTGTTGGAAGTTGCTCACGACTCCCGAATTCGCAAGTTGGGCGTTCGTGTTGGCTGCTGTATTGACTCCCGCCGTACTTGCGTTCGCGTTATTCATCAACTGATTCAGCTCGTTACTTGCGTTCGCGTTCAACTGGCCGATATTGGTTGTTACACCCGTATTCATTTGACCCGTTTGAGCGACTGCGTTTGCGTTCATCTGGTTAAATGACGTATCGGTATTCATTGCAAGCTGTTGCATGTTCATCGTGCCGTCAGCGTTCATCATACCGAAATTCATTGATACGCCTTGTTGCATTGTTGACGTGGTCGTCATTGTGCTATTTGCAAGGTTCATCATGTTATTCGATACGTCCGCGGTCATTGTATTCGTTGACGTGCTGACGTTCGCTTGCATTTGTTGATAGTTCGTGCTGACATTAGTATTCGCAGTCGTCGCGTCCGAGCTTACTTTTGCGGTCGTTTCCGAACTCTTGTTCGAGATATGTTCCGCTGTTGCTCCAATCGTCGCTTCAACCTTCGCTCCGCCTGCTTCGGACTTGCCAGAGATCCAATCCCAAATACCACCGAAGAAGTTACCGACGGCGTCAGCAACGCCTTTCAGAGCGTTCGGAATGAAGTTAAGCAATGCACCACCGAAGCCCTTAATGATATCCCATGCAGCGCCTACGATTTTAGGAATACCAGTAATCAATGACGTTGCAAGTTGTACGACCAATTGCACCCCAGCCATTGCAAGTTGTGGCAAGGCTTTAGCAAGTCCCATGATAAGCTGACCGATAATCTGAGCGCTAGACTGTGCAATCTTCGGCAAAGCATTAATAAGCCCTTGGACAAGCGCCACGATAAGCTGAATACCACCTTGCAAGATCGTTGGTAAGTTTGACAAGATCGTTTGAATAAATCCGACAATGACTTGTGTCGCAATATCGATGATCGTTGGTAAGGCTTGAATGATCCCTTGGACGACATTCATCAAAATTTGAATACCTTGTTGAAGGATCTGTGGGAATTGCGCTTGCATATTAGTAATAAAGTTAGTTACAATCTGTTTTGCTGTTGTAAGAATCTGTGGCAAGTTTTGCAAGATTCCTTGCGTAATGCTAAGAAGTAACTGCATACCAATAGCAAGTAACTGTGGCAATGCTGAAAGTAAGCTGTTGACCAAAGTCCCGATAATCGTTACCGCGGACGAGATCAAAGAATTTGCATTTTGGCCCACACCTTGAACGAGACTAGCGATTAACTGAATCCCAGCGTTAACGATCACTGGGAACATTGTTGCAAAGCCTTGCGCGAGTTTCGCCACTAGATCAGCACCCGAAGCGATAAGGCTCGGTAATTGACTAGTGATCCCATTTACAAGATTTTGAATAATCATCGGCCCTTTAGTCGTTACCAAGGTAATCAACTGATCGATTTGTTTTCCAAACTGTTGATTAACGAGGCCAAGACCAGCTAAAACAAGCCCCAAAATAGCAGCCGGACCGATAGCTGCCAAAACAACACTCATGACCGAACTAATGCCATTTGTCATCATAGACATAACAGAGAGACCTTGACCGGCCATTTTTCGGAAACCTGTCGCTGTTGTTTCGCCAGCTTTGTTGATTTTCAATAATTTATTTGCGCTTGCCTCAAAAGCATTACCTAACGTAGAACCTGTGGTTATAGCTTTTATGCTTAGATTTCCTAATAGGCTTGTCATTTTGGACAATCCTTTAGTTGCTGGACCAAACGCAAGAGCACCAACGACCCCCATAATAGCCGGCTTCAACTTAATCATGGTACTTTCAAACTTATTCGCTTGATCTTCGGTCATTTTGGTTCCATTAAGGAATTGATTTAATGCCGGGTTTAACGAGTTCAAAGCGTCGAGAAATTTTTGTAGCCCTTGCGAGTTGGATATTTTATCAACTAGCTTGTCAATCCATTTGACGAGTGTCGTAAGGACTGGAAGGACTGCCGTTCCGACTTGGATCTGAAGCGTTTCCCATGATCCACTCAAAGCCTCGACGGCCCCTTTTAAGTTGTTGAGCTTTTCAGCCGCTACTTGCGCCGCCGTTACTTTGTCGATAGCTGCTTGCATACTATTAGCGCCATCTGCTCCCTCGTTCATCGCGATAGTAGCAGCACGCACCGCGTCGGTACCGAACATGGTTTTCAAGGCCATTTGTTTTTCGGCGTCCGTAAGTCCGCTCAAGTGATCTTTCAAGACTTGCGAGATCTCAGCAAACGACTTGATCTTACCTTCTGCCGTAAAGAACTGGTTCGAGCCGTCGGCTGTAATGATACCGAGTTCTTTCATCATGTTCGTCTGTGCCTTGGTCTGCGGTTGCAGATTCATAAGCATAGTTTTAAGAGACGTTCCGGCGTCGGACCCTTTAAGTCCGTTTTGAGCAAATACCGCGAGGGCGTTTGTGGTATCGCGGAACGATAGACCAAGCCCAGACGCTACCGGAGCGACCATTGAAAGACCATATTTTAGCTCGTGAACGTCTGTCGCTGACGCGTTAGCAGCTCCCGCAAGTTGGTTCGCTGCTTGTGTGGCCGTCATACCGTCACGTTTAAACGCGTTTAAGGCTGTCGAGGTAATTTCTGCCGCTTCTTTCAAGTCAAGCTCGCCCGCTGTGGCCAAGTTAAGGGACGCGGTAAGCCCACCATTTAGGATATCTTTCGTTGATACCCCGGCTTTCGCGAGTTCGCCGATCGCGTCAGCAGCTTCAGCAGCGCTAAAGGCTGTATCTGCCCCGGCTTTGATTGCAGCGTCGTTGAATTTCTTCATCGTCGCTTCGCTCTCGCCAGTAACGGCCTTGATATTGCTCATTTTGGCTTCGAACTCAGCAGCCTTCGAAACAGTGCTCTTGATTGCTTGCTTACCAAGGTCAAAGAGCTTGTATGCAGCAGCCACCCCGAGAACTTGTTTCAACAAGTTTGTTGACGCGCTCGTTGCTCTGTCTGTGTGGCTTACGATACTCGTCAACGCTCCAACTGCCTTCTGTCCAGCCGTCTGGAACGCGTTTCCGAGTCGTCCACTTACAGTACTAGCAAGATTGCTGACTGACGACAAGATCTTGCCACCAAACGAGTTTTTGACTCGATCCGCAAAGCTGTTAGCCTTGCTAGTTAAGCCAGTAAACATACTAGACCATGAAGAGTTGATCGGGTTCAATACCTTTTGACCAAGCGCGCTCGTAATGCTTCCAGCCGTTGACTGGATCCGAGCTTCGAGCCGGGCCATAGAGTCTCCAATCGCACCGAAAGCCGTCTTATATGATCCAGACATATTGTTTGCCGAATTAGTAAAGACCGAGCCGATACTGTGGACTTTTGAGCTGATCCGGCTTGCCATAGAGTCAACGCTGTTTGCCATCTCAGCAAACGCGCTCTTTGGCGATTTGATCGCGTTTGAAATATTAAAATCAAACGCTTTTTTGATTTTCGAATTAATGCCGGCCCCAAGTGTGGCAACGTCATTTTTCATCGTTCCTAAGACTGATTTAATATCAGCCGAAACGCGAGTGAACGCTTTTCGTATGGGGTCAGGTATTTTTGCGCCGATATTTGAAGAGATACGCTGTAGCTCTCCGAGGGCGATTTTGAATCCGCCAGTCAATCCTTGGCCGATCTTGGATCCGATATTCTGGTTGCTGTTTGCGAGCCGGTTCATCAATTCCCCGACTTCCCGAATCATCTGGTTCGCGCTTTTAGACGCCTCTTGTGCCGCGTTTTGAAATGCTTTACGCGTCGAACTCACGACGTCGCTCATCGCTTTTTCATACCCGGTCAAGTCCGCGCCGATAATCGCTTCAATCGATCCGTCAAAAGCCATCGCCCCACCTCCTATCTATCTATTTCTGAAATGTTCATTAAGACGCTCGATCTTCTCGAGCATACCTTGAGAGCCCCCGCGATCTTCACGCTGTCTGAATAGACGTCGGACCTTCTCACGATCTTTTTTCTTGCTCAACTTGCCAAAGTCCGCTTTTTTAGCGTTCAAAGTGTATCGCAAGTTAAAAGCAAGCTCGACGAGGTTTTCTCGTTCCTCAATCGCTCGATAATAAAGGCCCTCGCGAATTGCGTCGAGCTCATTTTTCGTACATGAAAAAATAATATTCGGGTCAGTCAGACCCAAACGCGCACATTCTATTAAGAGATTGCGTTTCTCAAGCGCCCAATTTGCGCCTCCGTCTGCTCGATCTGAAGTTCCGCTTGTGCCTTGTCTTCCGCTGTTTCTGCTTTGGCTTTGAGGTACTTCAATCCCAGCTCGAGATTTTCTAAGTATTTCGAAACTTTCTCTTTGAAAAAACCAGAATCAACCATCTCTTCTTCTAGTGCTTCAAAAAGTGGTTCTGTGCTTTCTGCTCCGAGTTCTTCCATCTTGTCCGCGATTGCTTTGATCGCTTCTTCATCGCTTACGGCTTTCGCTTTCTTGCTTGCACATAGCTTGATAAGATCCACTAGAGCTGAATCGTTGCGATCAACGACACGAAGGAATAGAGCACCGACACCATCTTCATTTCGTGAACCGTCTGGGCCTTGAGATCCCAAGTCACGATTGACCTTGTACATTGTCATATAGTCAAATTTGATCTCGATTGCGCGACTTCCGACTGTAAATTCCATTGAATAACTCCTTTTTTGTCAAAAAAATAAAAGCAAAAGGGCTTCCGAGGCCCCTTTGCTTGAAAAATTAGCGTGTAATATTGTTGTAATCGCCTGTTGTTTCGCCCGGGTTTTGGTACTCGTAAACGTCGTTTAACATTGCGATTTCGTCCGCTGACAATGGGAACTTACCATCGCGCAAGCGTCCAACGATACCGACTGTATAGTTCAATTCAACGAATCCATCGATCGCGTCAGTAAATTCAACGTCTTCTGTGATCTTACCATAACCGAATTGAGCTGGGTAAGTGTCTTTGCCGGTTGAGGTCTCTTTGACGCTATCATCAACGATAACACGCCAGATCTTCAAAGATTCCCCGGTTTTTTGTGCGTCCAATACAGTTTGAACTGAAGGATCTTTAGGCGCGAAATATTGAGTTAACTCGATTGAGTGCTCATCTGTTGCTTTTTCAAGCAAGCGCCCTTGTTGAGTTTGCTCGTCAATGTATTCGCCACCCATTGTTGTCGTACCATCTGTACGATAGGCTGGAAGCATTGCTCCATTGCCTTTCTCAGCGTGGATAGATTGAATAAAGTAAAATACTTTTTTACCTACGATCGGCTTTGCGATCGTAATTTTAATTTTTGCTTTGTCTTCTGCTTCACCCATTTATTAAGTGCTCCTTTTTAAAAGATTGTATCTGTTAGTGCAATGACAATATGATAGACTTCACGGCCTATCGTATCGTCTAAGAGTACGCTCGCGTTCATATTGCGATTGTGGCCGATCCTGCGAAGGGCCTCAGATTTGACTTTCTCGACCCCGGCCCGGCTTTCCGTGCCCGGTAAGAAAATGTCAATTTGTACGCTCATATCCTCGATAATAAGCCCCGTTTGAGCTGTTTTAGACGTGTTCGAGCTGGATTGCCCGATCACCAAAAACGGCTCGAGTGTGTCTTGTTTTGGTAATTTGAACTTAATCGGGATATTAAGTGGTTTTAATCTTTCGCGTAAATCTGCGAGCATTTTAACTGAAGGCGTTTCGTTTGCCATGAATCACCTCCTAAACATTTTACGAAGGTTCTTAAATAACACTTCGCTTTCTTCCTTAACGGCTGGACCAAGGAACGGCTGGGCCTTCATCTTCCGAGTTCCAAGTTCCACATAAACCGAATAGCCCGCGGGCGATGTTACCTTATAACGTAACATACCCACCCGAGCGACAAAGATCCCGTTTCGCATAAAACCGGTATCGACTGCCGCTTTCATCTTGGCTTTTCTCTCCACACGCAAGGCCGATCGTTGCAATTCTGCCGATACAGCCCGACGCGCTTCCCGTGGCTTGTTTTGGACTCGTCGAATAAACTTGTCCAGCCCTTTTACTGTATATGAAAAACTCATAAGTAAATAACCGTGCTATTATGATGATATTTCTTGCCCTTGATCTTTAGCCTGTGGCCATTGTAAATCACTTCCGAGAAGCCCTTATACGTGCCCTGTAAGTGCAATTTGAACGAATCGAAATCATACTTACCATAGAGCCCCATCATCTCATAGTTAGACAATGAATTTCGCATACAAGGGACCGGGAAGCTCTTTTTCGTTTCCGTATTCTCAAGCAATTCGTCCTCTGGCTCTTCCTCGAAGATCAAGGTTACGCGTTCGTTATAGATCATACACGCGCCCCCTTAAATGAATCGAGCGATCCCGCGGGCCCGATGTTTGATTGCAAGGCCTTGTAATACGGCCTTATGCTCATCTGTTAGATAGCTAGACTCCCAAGTGAAGCTCCGGCCTTCCTCGCTGTCCGCTGTCGCGCCTTCCGAGTTTAGTCGATTAAAGCGACTGACGGCAACGTCTCGAAGGATATAAGCCACGCTTTCGGGTAATTCCTCGAGTGCTGTTTCCGAGAATTGATTGACGTAAGCGATCATACGCTCGAAGCTATCCCGTACAATAAGGGCCAAAAGATCGTCTTGTTCTTGGTCAGCTTTGGGAATACCTTTCAAAAGTCGAAGCTCTTCCGTTACTTGATCGATATTGATTGCTGTCATCGCTAAAACCTCCTAAAACTAGGCTGCTACTGCTGACGCTGGCGCTTCGATTGTAGCTTCT